ATCCCCACCATGACAGTCCAGGGCATTAAAGAAAGAGCAATCAGTAAATTAAAGGAAATGATGAATGGAAAAGATAGTATTCACAGCATCTTTGCCTGAGGTGAATTAATTGAGCACACAGCGAACAATTATAGAACGTAAATTTATAAAAGCATATATAGAAAATAGTGGTAATGCAACGAGGGCATATATGCAAATTAGACCCGATATAAATGAAGATTCAGCTAAAGTATTGGGGTGTCGTCTGTTAACCAAAGTTAACCTTTCAAACAATGAGCTTATGGAGTTGATGGGGATTACCGATGGATACCTACATGAGAAATTAGACGAAGGGCTTAATGCAACCAAGACTATATCAGTTATACCTATAAAGCCAAAAGAAGTAAAAGACAATTCAACAGACCTACCAGAAGCTGATTCAAAGAATATTGAATTTGTTGACGTAGATGATTTTGCAGTACGTCATAGATATTTAGATACAGCCTATAAGCTAAAAGGGAAATACCCACCGACCACAGTGAAGAATGAACTTACCGGCAAAGATGGATCACCGTTGACCTTTGAAAGAGTAATTTATGTTGAGGACAAAGGAGATAAATAAACTTTGGGGATACGATTGCCACATCACTATAAGCCTTATCCGTGGCAACGACCTATTTGTATAGCTTTTCAAAAGAAGAAAGAACTATGGAAAACTATACATAGGCGAGGTGGAAAGGATTTATTTGACTTTTGTGAAGTATTATTACCTGAAGCATTTGAACACCCAGGAACATATCAATATATATGGCCTCTATTAAAGCAAGCGCGTGACTCATTTTGGGAAGGTAAAGATGAAAACGGCAACGATATAATGCAAACATACATTCCACAGGAAGCGATAGTTCATAAGGATAACGCCGATATGAAACTTACGGTAGCTTCAGTAGGTGGGACTTCACAGATACAGATATTTGGCACTAATAAGGGGCAATATATATCATTGCGAGGCAAGCCTTCTAATGGGGCAGTATTTTCAGAATTTGCTTATCAAGACCCCAGAGGTGATGAGATGATATCACCAATGATAAGGAAAACAGGTGGTTGGAGGTCATACAATTCCACTCCTAATGGAAATAATCACTATAAAGAAAGATTTTATTTAGCGAAAAATAATCCTGATTGTTTCACGATCCTCGCAACAGTTGAAGATACTTTTGACCACGAAGGTAATAGACTTGTAACCGAAGCAGATCTACAAAAAGAGCGGGATGACGGCAAGACAGAGGACTTTATCAATCAGGAATATTACTGCTCATTTAATCAAGGTATCGAGGGAACATATTTAGGCAAACAACTTCAAATTGCCAGCAATGAAGGAAGAATCGGGAGTTTTCAATATGATGAGACCTTCCCCGTCTATACAGCGTGGGATTTGGGTATTGGCGATTTCATGGCAATCATATTTTATCAGTTAATCGGTAATAGGGTTGTCATTATAGATTATCACGAAGCTACAGGATATTCCTTCGTCTATTACGCCAAAATGATGAAGGAAAAAGATTATTATTACGACAGCCACTATGCACCCTTTGACATCAAGAATAGAGAAATGGGGGCTGGGAGCAATAAAGAATTAAGAGCCTTATCAAGATTAGATAAAGCAGAGGAAGTGGGGATTACCTTCGAGCCTGTACCTAAGGCAAGTTTTGAAAACAGCGTAGACAATGCCAGAGCAATAATGAGCCGATGTTATTTCAACATTGATAATAAAGATGTTAGAAAGCTAAATACTCATCTTGAGCAATGGGGGAGAACTTGGAATGACCAAATTCAAGACTATACCGACTGGGAAGCAAAGAATGTTCATAAGCACGCAGGGGCAGCCTTTAGGTATATGGCAACCGTGGTGACAGAGGAAACGCACACGGCAGATTATGATGATAGTTATGATGACGACTACAAGGCGAAATGCTCGCCGTATGTAGGATTATAAGAAAGGGGGAAATGATGTTTAATCCAAAAGAACATATATGTTATTGTTGTAAAGATTGGTTATGTACTGATGATGTATTAGAAATGTCTGTTGATATAAAGGATTTTTTTGGTATATGCCGGGTGAGTAAGAAAGACGTTAAGGGTGGGGATTATTGTAAATTATGGAACGAAAGAGATTGGACGTAGGGTTATAAACTATGCAGGCGTAGGTTCGACTCCTACCTTAGACTCGGGAAGCCTGCCCGGATATATAAGGAAAGGGGGAAATATGTGGTTATTTGATGAGGTTTTAAAGAAATATTCTTATGATGCTTACTTAGCAAGCGACAAAGACGAATGTTTTAACGGAGTAAATGTTGATATATTTATTACACCAGAATATAGAATTGAACCAAATGATGACAGTGAAAGTAATTTTATTGAGATATCTAAGGAAGATGTTATTAAAGCATTAAAGCCTTTGGTTGAAAAACATATTAAAAAGAGATTAAAAAGGTTTTATCCAAAGATATAATTTTATAGAGAAGAGTTAAGGGGTGAAAGAGATGAATTGTATTGAACGAAGAAACTGTCATAAAGAAAAAGGGCGAAGTTCTAAAGGAATTTGTATTAAAGAAGCATAAAATAGGTATTGATTTCTGGCAACCCTTTCGGGATAACTGGGCGGATATCAAGAAAGAATACGTTGGCGTGCTGAATGAAGCCAAAGAGTTCTGGCAGGGCAATGTTATCGTACCCACCTTAAAGAAGGTAGTCCGCAATCTCGTATCACTTTATATCTCTATGCTGTTATCTAAAGGGGCAGAGTCATTTGACTTGGGACCGGGTGAAGAATCGGACAAGAAGAACGCCGAAAACCTGCGGTTGAAGATAATCTATGACTTAAACACAATGGAAATCGAAAGAAAGATGATTCCCATTCTTCAAGACTTTGTCCTTTACGGTTATGCAGTTGGTTATGTCCCCTGGAAACACACCGTAGAGAAGATGAGGACAGGCAAGAATACGGTTAAGGACGTAGTAACCTTTGACGGACCCGATTTAGAATGTGCTGACTTGCAGAAGCTCGTTAGTGACCCCAACTGCAAGGATTTATCTTCATGGAAAATCTACGAGAAAGATGATATTCCGATAACTTACCTCAAACAAAAAGAGGAAGATAAAGTCTACTTCAACATTGATGCCCTTAAAGAAAGTATTGGCCTCGATGTAGACGTAGTAGATACATTAGAATATCACGGACTCGTTCCTAAACGTTTAATCGAAGGGCAAGTAGATGACCCCGACGAACCCAATCCCTTTGATGATGAATATGTACAGGCTATCATCGTTCTGGCTCACGAAGATACAGTTATCAGGGCAAGTGCTTATCCTTATTGGTGTAATGATATCTTTGTTCCTTTCGTTAATGACCACATGGTAGATGAGATTGTAGGCATGGGAAGCGGAGACGACATCAAGGCACTTGCACCCATGATGACCAACCTTTATAACAAATTAACAGATTTAGTAAATATCGTAACTAATCCTGCTTATGAAATGGTAGTCAGCCGTTATTTAGGCAGGGCAAAGACTATATTAATGAGGCCGGGAAGAACTTTGCCGGTAAAAGAACTTGGTACTATAAGGGAAATTGATACTACTGCACAGGCCTCAACTATACAATTAATACCGCAACTTATCAGCATGATCAACGGAATCATAGAAGAGATAACAGGCTCAACCCCGCAAGTTATGCCTACCGCCGATAAGAAAGACGTCCATTCTACTGCTGCAGGTTTAGCCATGATGACCGAAAAGTCCATGCAGCCGATTAATACCAAGGTTAAGTTTTATATTGAGCCTCCCTTCAGAAAGGTATTAGGAGTTATCTACAGGCACAATATACAATATTTCAAGAAAGAAAAGGCAGCCAGAATATTGGGCGAAAAGAAAGCAAATGAATTTAATTTAGATTATCTAAAGAAATCAGATATCATGCTCACAGGCAACCCTGACTTCATTCCTACTGGCATATCAGGGTTCATGGAAAAGAGAGTAGAGATACAGAACTTGTTAGACTTTATGAAGATAGGTGCTACCACGATGATACCTGCCACCCAGAAAGATTTATCAGGTAATGAGATACCGATAAACAACCCCGACGGCACTCCTGCCATGAAGCCGTTCATGAACTTGCAGGTAATCGTCAGGCGTATCGGCGAACTGCTAAAGATAAAGGATTTAGATGAATTGATACCCGAAGAAGAAAAGAAACCAGTTACTCCTCGAACTAACGCCTCAAAGACTCCCCCACCATCTGCCTCTCGGATGGGTCAGCAAGCAGGGAATACCCCTGCCCTGCCTGCTGGGGGAAACTATCTTACACGAGGAGTGGGAGGACAGAAGGGGTGAAAGGAGAATAAGATGAATAAAAAAGGATTATTTGAAGAAGCAAATTTCTTAGATGACGAACTTAGAAAGGTTACTGCTGCGATTAAAGAAAATCCATATCACGGAGATTACTTAGATTACCAAATAGGATTATGGGAAATAAGAGATAAAATTGAATATGCGATTAAAAAAAATAATGAAGAATTAAAGAAGATACTATAGGGGGTTTAATAAATGACTGAAAAAGAATTAACTGAAGAAGAACAATTAAGTCTATCTGCACAAGATGCTCATAATTTACTTGAGATGTGTAATAC